ATAGTGGCTTTGGGGAGAACAGCTGCTAATTTCTTTGGAATAGAGGAAAGTTTAAATAATGCGCGTTTTAAAGATTATTTATGGGAAGGAAAAATCCTATTTGTCCTTCCCCATCCTGCTTACGCTTTAAGGAACGGACCTAGAGCAGTTGAGCAGTATAAGCAACTCTTCAAGAGGGTTAAAAGGTGTCTGGAAGTAAAACAAAACTAAGTCCGTTATTAAGGATAGGGGAACTACTCTCCAAATCAAGAGAAAAAGGTTTCGATCCAGTCCTTATACTTGTTAATTCATCTTTTATGAAAGACTTAGTAAATCAATTAGGTCCTTTTAACTTCTACGCTCCTTGTAAAAGGGTTTTCGGCGTAAGTATCTTAGTTCAGGTGGATTTAGAGGTCGAGGTTAAAGTCTTATCAGATTTTCTAGGTCATTTGAGGGAAGTATTAGAATGAGAAAGAGATATGATCCTTCCGAGGAGAAAGACAATAAGCATTGTCCCAAATGTGGAAGATACTTAACTGAGAAGTTTTCCAAGTCTGAACATTATCACCCATTTAGATGCTCCTGTGGTCAAGAATTATGCTTTACTCGCCATAAATTCGGTCGAAGACGCTTGTATATTGACGACTTTGAGCACATGGGCCTCATGACGTCGGGTCCTGGAGGTTATTAACACGACCGGAAAATTGATTATAGTTGAAGGAGTAGACGGGACAGGTAAGACAACTCTTATCGAAGGTTTAAAGAGGACAATATGGCCTGATTACATCTTTAATTTTAAATATCCTGAGGAAAAGACACCAGAGGAAAATATGGCTTTCACAAAAGGGGAATATTTAGCTTCAATTAGAATATTCAAGGAACTCTTAGCTAGAGACAAAATAATTATTTGCGATCGGTTTCATTGCGGAGAATATTCTTATGGCGTGATTAAAAGAGGCTACAGAGATGATGCAAGTATAGAATGGCTGGATGAAGTTGAGCAAATGATAAAAAGAGAACTTGGGGCTAATCTAAAGGACGTAAGACTTATAGTGCTTGGAGTTGTAAAGCCAATAATTGCGTATAGACGTTTGAAGAAGCAAGGAGAATATTTAACAACATTGAAAGAGGTTAGTCAGGTAAATGCTCGCTATCAAGACATTGTTAAAAGGACATATTTACCTGTGAAATTCATATTTACCGATTTAGAGTACGATAATCATCCAGAACTATTGTTAGATTCGGTAATTGAATTTATCGGAGGGAATGGCATTCAACATCTTTGAAGGCGAGTCTATACCTAAACTTTACCCTCAGATCTTAAGTGCTATTTTAGCTGACGGGAAACATGTTAAGCCGAGAGGTTTAGGGTCTTACGAGTTAAGTCCAGTGTTGATGATAAGTAAGAATCCAAGGAAGCGGCTATTTGGCTATCCTATCCGCAAAGATGTACCTATATTCTCTTATGTTGAAGGTTTATGGATGCTCCTTGGAGAAGATAAACCAGACCGGGTAGCTCATTATGCTAAGGGCATAAAGGAGTTTGTTAATCCTGAAACTGGAAGACTGGACGGGGCTTATGGTCCAGCTATATTAACTATGGAGCATATTGCCGAACCAGCAAAAGGCATTCGGTTCTTTGGCACGAATCAGATGGAGGAAGTTTATAGAAGGTTAAACGAAGATCCTGATTCAAGACGGGCAATTGTAGTTATTAATCAACCTTACCTTCATAAACTTCCAACTAAGGATTATCCATGTACCTTAACTTGGCAATTTCTTGTCCGCGATGGGAGACTCAATATGATTGTCAATATGAGGAGCCAGGACGCTTGGTGGGGGTTAATCTATGATTCAGCAGAATTTCAGTGGTTCCAAGAAATAATGGCTGGTTGGTTAGGTTTAGACATCGGTACTTATTACCATTTTGATGGAAGTCTACACCTTTATGAAAAGGATGTTGACAAGGAGAATGGAGCAGAAGACTTTTTAGCTAACGTATCTAATTGGGACTTATATAAAAAGGCGGAAATATTAGATGCTCGGGTAGGTAAGCAAGACTTTGATGTTTACCTTAGACTTTTGGATAAATGGGAAACTGCTTGTCGAACGAATATATTCGCAGAACACGACCCTGACTTTGAGGAATTTACAGGCACAAGAAAGTTTAAGAACGACTTCTATACTAATTTGATGGATATAATCCTTGCTTACAATTTGAGGTTAAGGAAAGAATATGACGCCGCGAATGAAATAGTCCAACATAATAGAAGCGATTTAGGTCTTATATACCGAAACCGGTGGTTAGATGAATGGTAAATATTCTTAATGATCTGGAACTAAGAAGAAAGTTAAAATCAGGCGAAATTAAGATTCAACCTTTCGAAGAGACAAGGATAGGCCCAATGAGTTATGATCTTACTACCATAACCGATTCAATCATTTCGGAGACTAAAATTAGACTTAAGACTCTAGAAGAAATAGGTTTGGCAAGGAACATTTGCGGTTTAGTGTTCTTTAGGAGTAGAGCAGCTAAACGTTCAATTCTCTGCACTTTTGGACCCTTAATAGATCCAGGGTTCTCGGGCCATTTAATTTTCTATGTCGACCTTGGGTTCGGGGTAATAGAAGAAAAGGATCTAAGGAGTCTATTCCAAGTAATCTTTATTGAGATTAATCCGGTCGGAACGGCTTATAATGAAAGAAAGACTTCTACGGCTATGGAACGCTCTGGCTTCTAAGACGGTAAAGAAAACTATTGCTTACCGGTCCTTAAGCATTACAACTGAATTTATCGGCGCATACCTTATCACGAGGAACTTGGAAGTGCCTACTTTACTTATGGTCTGGTGCATTGTCGCACATACCTTAATTTACGTCTTTATCGAGAGAAGATGGCGATGAACGAAGTAGAAGCGCTCAAGATTAAACTTAGGAATTCAAGGACTATATTCGATGTTATAGACTGTTGCAAGAACTGGAGAGAAATGCTCCTTAGGAAGGTCCATATTCAGCTTAGAACCTATCAGGTCCCGCTCAGCGACAGAATGATTGAATACGTAGTAACAAGAGGAGCATCAGGGAACGAAATAGTTAGTTTATGGTCAAGACAATCAGGCAAGACGGAAGTAGTCTCTCTTACCGTTCTAGTCCTAGGTACCTTCTATCTTATATTTTTAAATCAAAGCTTCTCCGCCGGCCTATTTGCTCCTGTGGAAAGTATGATAACCCACGTTACTAGGAATAGGTTGAGGCAGAGGTATAGGTCCATTCGCCCTTGGTTAGATAAAGAATTTAATATTATCCAGACAGCTGGGGAAGGTTTAACCGCCTCAACATTTATACTTGAAAGGTTAGGCACAGAGAAGGAATTTACAGTAAGAAGCTTATCGGTAGGCGAATCAGCAGAGATTATAGGCCCAACGTTCGAACTAATGATTATAGAACAATCGGAATTAGTTAATGCCATGAAGCTTAAGAACGACGTATTCCCTATGGGCGCTACTACTGGCGGAGTAAGGGTATTAACTGGTACAACTTCCCCCTACTTTAAGAACGAGTATTTTAGGAACGCGATAGAGAAGTGGAGCATTGATCCAGTTAGAAACAGAAGCACGTCCGACTATGTAGAAAGCGTAGACGCAAAGCAAGCCGCTAGAGAATCAACCGCTTATGCTAGGTACGTCTCAAAGGAAAGGGAACGTTTAGGTGAAGATAGTATTGAATATAAGACCCAGTTCGGTTTAGAATGGGTAGGAACAGCTCTTAAGTTTATTGGATGGGAGAAACTAACTTTACTAGAGCAAGATTATAGCTGGGACAGGGAAAGACTAAGGTTCTTCGGTATAGACGTGGCTAGAGCAGGCGATAGTACCGTAGTAACAATTATTGAAATTAATGGAACGGAAATACACATTATAGGTTGGTTAGAACTAACAGGTCTAGACTTTGAAAAGCAACTTCCTCTTATCATTCAATTTCTCTATCAATACAAACCTCTCAGATTTGGTCTTATAGACGTACCAGGCATAGGTAGACCCCTGTATGACATGCTTAAGAAACGATTATGGGAGGAAACTGAGGATCAGGTTACACACGAAGTTAAGAGAGAGGCGTGGGCAAGATTAGATGGTTACTATGGTTCAGTTAAGGAGAATGACGAAGTAGCAAAAAGTTTAGATATGGAGTTTCAGCATAGTCGAATATTCTACCCTAAGCATACTGAATATAAGAAGGAAAAGGCTAAATTTATTGATCAACTTCTCGACTTAGAGAGGAAGTATACCGGTAACACTCTTAAGATTGAAGCGCCTAGGATTAAAGGAAGACACGACGACTATCCTATCTCATTAGCTTTGGCCGTTCA